GGCTTTACAGAAGTCAGCTTAGTCTTCACATCCACTGTCTTGCCGTTGCATAGTATGAGGTCGTAGTCGTATGTGTTGGCTAACACACCACCCATAACCTGTTGAGCGATAGCTTCACCAATGAAGCCAGCAATGTTGCCAGCCCCGTTGGTAATGCTGTTACGCAGCTTACCCATCTCTGCAGCTTTGTCTCTAGCAGTGACGAGCATGTCGCCTGTAACAACTACTTCAATCACTGCTTACCACCGATCAGATTCATATCACCAATGTGAATCTTAACGAAAGGTAGCATGATGATGATGCCAACAAAGGCAAACAAGCCATCTTCAACCTCATCGGTATCTGCCACATAACAAATTGATTCGTTGTATTCAATGTCAAGGCCGATGCCTTGTCGTAGTTCGATTAGTATCATGGTTGTCGATCCTCATACAGCGTCTTAGCAATGATGTAGTTCTTCACCAAGCTACTACGAACAATGTCGTCCATACCAAATTCAAAGCGGCTAAACTCTTTCATGCCTTCAACAATGTCCAAGAACTTTGGCAAGCCTGTCTTGTCATCCTTCTTCTTCAAGTCAGTCTGTCGAATGTCACCGCAGTAGATGATCTTCGATGTGTGACCAACACGAGTGACGATGGTGTCAAGTTCTTCAAACGTCATGTTCTGAATCTCGTCAGCCAACAGGATGGAGTTGGTGAAGGTGGTGCCACGAATGAAGCTGGTGGAGATGAATTCAATGTAGCCCTGCTCAGCTAAACGATCCCATGCATCCTTGCGGTTGAACAGGTCAGCACAGATCTGACGATAGGGCTGGATGAATGTCTCCATCTTCTCGTTAGCATCACCGGGCAAGAAACCCATGTCACGACTCTGCACAGAGCTACGTACAATGACAACCTTCTTGTAAGGGCTAGTCTTGTCCATCACTTCTTCAAGCGCTTTGTACAGGGCAATGTAGGTCTTACCTGTACCAGCAACACCATGCAGACACATGAAGTAGTCTCCAGCATTGTAGGCATCAAAGAACTCCTTCTGCTTTGCTGTCTTGGGTTGAATAGTTGACATGTCGTCAAGACGAACACGCAAACTATTGTTCTTTGTAGCTGGTGCTGGTGCGTCAGGGATGACGTGAGGCGCTACTCGTTTCTTAGTTACCATCGATACTTCCTTTGGTTGTGAAGAAGCCCCGAAATGGGGCTTCTCAGGGGACATTATAGACTAGTTCCAATCTCTACAAACTCAAAGCTGAGTTGCCAGAGATGTGTATAGCTAGGTTGCTCACGAAGCCAAGACAGAAACTTGTCTTGAGCATCAGAGATTGTCATAGCTTCAACATGCAACACACCTTTGAAGACGTTGTTAGCGCTGTTGTAGCTGACGGTGAAGTGTCTCATGCTGCCTTACCCCACACATCATCCCATGTACCAGTCTGAGCACCCTTGCTGTAGTCTGTAACCTTCTGTTCAAAGAAGTTGGTGTGTGATGTACCGAGCATGCCATCAACCCACGGTAAAGGATTCTTCTTAATCTTGTAGATTCCTTTCATACCCATAGCAATGAGTCGACGATCTGCAATGTAGCGGATGTACTCTTTCACTTCTTCTTTGGTGAGCTTCTCAACTTCCACCATACCAAAAGCAAGATCAATGAACTGGTCCTCAAGAGCAACCATTTGTTTAGCGATCTCTTTAATCTGCTCAGGTGTAGTTTCGTCTTGATGATGTTTAACATATTCACGATAGACCTTTATCATTCCTTCAGCATGCATAGTCTCATCAAGGATGGACCAGCTAATAATTTGACCAAGCCCTTTCAGCTTACCGTTACGTGCGAAGTTGAGCAACATAACAAAGCTGGAGAACAACTGCATACCTTCACCGAAAGCAGAGATGACAGCAATCTTCTCAGCCACTGGTGCTACGTTCAAGCGCTGCAGATAGTCATGCTTCTCAACCATCTCAGCATATTGCAGGAACTCGTTGTAGGTTGACTCAGGCAACCCCAATGTTTCGATCAGGTGTGCATAGGCTGCAACATGCAAAGCTTCACGGGCAGCAAACCCGCTCATCATCATTCGCACTTCCGGTTGACGGAACAGAGGAATGTAATGGTCGTGGTAGCCACTACCAATGTCCAAGTCACCCTGCACAAAGAATCGCAAGATCTTTGTCAGAAACTCTTGCTCATCCTTCTGCAGCTTCTTATAGTCTTTAACGTCCTCTGACATAGGCACTTCGGTGTGCAGCCAGTGAGACTGCTCGTGTTGTAGCCATGCATCATAGGCCCAAGGAAACCTGAACGGTTTGAAGATGGTACGTTCTTGTGTAATGTCGGCTTTAGTCTTTGTCATATTCATCCTTCGCAAGCTAAGCAGGTGTCACCATCTGCAATTTGTTTCAAATCAATTTCGTCTTCGATGCGCTGACGTTTAATCTGAGCACCAACCTTATCTGCCTTCTTCACTTTCTCACTGCGAAGATAGTACAGACTCTTGAGTCCACTCTTCCAAGCAAGGAAGTGAACGCTGTGCAGATACTTCACAGACACGTTAGCAGGGAAGAACAGATTCACCGACTGTCCCTGATCAATGTACTTCTGACGATCAGCAGCAAGCTCAATCAACCAACGCTGATCAATCTCCATTGCTGTCTTGTACACTTCCTTCAACTGCTCAGGCACGTCCAGATGCTGGATAGAGCCATCGTTAGCAATGATGGATGCCCATGTATCGTCATCGTCTTTACCAAGCTGTGCAAGCTCTGCTTTGAGGAAACGATTCTTGTACACGAACGCACCAGACAATGTATCCTGACGGAATACATTAGCACGATAAGGCTCGATTGATGGGGACGTGTTGCCCATGATCAGGCTGCTGCTGGCGTTGGGAGCAATAGCAGTCCAATGACTAAAGCGACGACGAACACCACTGAGATGTGCATCAGGGCATTCGCCACGTGACGTAACCAAGATAGCGTCACCAATCGTGCATTGGTTGTGGATGTGTTTGAAGATTTCATTGTTGTAACTCTTAGCCATAACACCATCAATGGCAACACCCTTCTTCTGCAAGAAAGCATGGAAGCCCAGTGTACCAATACCGATGCTACGTTCCATCAAAGCGCTGGCACGAGCACGGGCAATAGTGTCTGGTGCATTGTCAATAAAGTGTTGCAACACGTTGTCCAACATCTCCATAACATCAATGATAAACTGCTTATCTTTTTTCCATTCGTCATAGTATTCCAGATTCAATGAAGACAAGCAGCACACGGCTGTGCGTTTCTCGTTTGTTGGCAAGAAGATTTCTGTACAAAGATTGCTACCGTTGATGGTGAAGCCTTTGTCTTTCAACCAAGACGGCAAAGCTTTGTTGGCTGTGTTGATGAAGATGAGATAGGGTTCACCTGTCTGCATACGCAACTCAAGAATCTTTTGCCACAAATACTTAGCCGATACTGTCTCAACCACTTCACCGTTGGCGGGGTTGATCAGGTTGAAGCTGTCATCGGCATCGTCATCTTTCATGCATTGTTCAATGATGTTCATGAACTCGTCAGACATGTTGATGCCGTGATGCATGTTCAAGGTGCGAACGTTCTGGTCACCAGTGGGCTTACGCATCTCCAGAAACTGAATGATGTCAGGGTGATTGATGTTGAGGTAGGCAGCATAGCTACCACGGCGTGTGCGTCCTTGACGGTAGGCCAATGAACTAGCGTCATAGATTTTCAAGTGAGGCATAACCCCTGTCGACTTGTCGTCACTGTTGCGGATACCAACGTGAACACCGACACCACCACCCATCATCGAGAGCCAGTTAGTCTCTGAAAGATTATCGACCAAACCTTCTGCACTATCATCCATATAATTAAGAAAACAGCTAATAGGCAACCCGCGCTTAGAACGACCAAAAGATAAGATAGGAGTAGAATAGCTGAGCCAATGTTTACTAGAGTAGTCATACAGTCGCTGAGCATGTTTTTGATTGCTGGCAAATGCTGCTGATACAAACGCGAAACGTTCTTGTGGAGATTGTTCATCATCTTTCATGTAGCTTTCTTTGAGTCGCTGTAGTCCGAGTTCATCGAACAATGCGTCACGGGACAGGTCAATGTCAACCTTGAATGTCATGGAGTAATACCTTTTGATTAGAGGAAAAGAAAGCAGCCGAAGCTGCTTAGGTGTGGGAGGGACAGGAGTTATACCATCTATCGCAGGTCACCGCTGCCCTGAATGACATCACGCTGTTGCCTTGATGACAGCTTCTCCAGATTGTGTGTACATATTTCTGACAAAGTGAAGCCGTGGTCTTTAGCAACTGCAGCGACCTGCCACATTACATCACCAAGTTCTTTCTTGATGTGCATATTGTATTCGTCAACATCGCCACCATCTCGGCGGTGCTTTGCTGCCTTGCCTGCAACTTCACCAGCCTCTGCAAAGAGATTGAGTAGCGCATATTCACGGTCTGCTGTAGGTAAACGGAAGGTCATTGCTGACCGTTGATATTGATCGAGGTTCATTCTGTTTCCTCTGTCGGTGTTGCAATCTTACCTGCTTCAATAGCATCAGTAAGGCAGGCAATGAGGGCATAACGAATCAGGAAGTCTTTAGCTTCGTCATCCATGTGGACGCTGCAGTCTGCAGATCCATCTTCGTTTTCTTTGATGTTTTCAATTTCGATTTTCATTAGAACAACTCCGGTTTAAGTTCTTTAATCTTCGCTGTCGTATAGTGCGACAACACCTTGAAGTCAACTTTTGGATTCTTAAACTCCTTCACGAAGTTCCAAGTTTCCTCAGTGACTAAGTCGTAGTATACAGTGTGAATCAAACGAGGGATGTACTTGCTAGACCATCCTTCCATTTCATTCGTGATCTTTGCAACAACCTTGTCCACCAAAGCTTGCGTCACATACTTAGCAACAATCTTCTCTTCAACAATCTCACAACCAATGACAGGCGCACCCATCTCAAGGTGATGCTTAGCTTTGAATTCGTTGCCGACAATCTTGGCCCAAGTCTGACGACCATACTTATTCTGGTAGTCATAGTTCTTGATGACAACACCTTCACCAGCGCCTTCACCGTCCTTCACTAAGTAGTGTGCCTTGCTCAGACACTCAGTGAAGTGGTCGATGCTGCCGTTCTTGATGATGGCAATGGGAGCAATGACGTTAATGCCAGCAGCAATAAGACCTGCAGAGTATTCGTCATAGCTTAGCAGCCGTTCTTTGCTGCGGTCATACACATCGAACACATAGAACTTGCGCCATGCATCGTCGTTGTAGGTCTTCAGCGTATGCGGCACAAGCCATTCACCGTAGAGAACATGTTCGTTGTTCGCCATTATGTACGTTAGTACAGGTACATTGTCCATCATGGCGTTCATGAAGCCAGCATTGTCGTTGTCAGGTGACAACTCACGGTTACGACTACCGCAACGTAGTGTGCCAGCTTCATACCAGACACTACCGTTAGTACCATCCAGCTTAGGGAACACATAGCATGTCCCCACTTCAATGCCTTCCACTTCGGTGTTGCCGTAGCGTTCAAGGTGTTGATATTTGATGAAGCTCATTTCTTCTTCCTTTCAAGTTTCTCTTGATCAGTTTTGATTTTATGACAAGGCTTACACATCACCTGTAGATCTTCTATCTCACAGAACATACGGTTGATATAAATATCCCAGCTAACAAACCCCTTCTTAGGGTCTACAACGGGTTTAATGTGATCGACCTGTACATCGGTAGCAACATAGAGTTTCTTGCAAGCAGCGCACGTGTAATGCATTGCCAGCTTACCAGTCTTTGCATTCACTTTCCTGCCAGCGAAAGCTTCCTTCAAAGCTTTGTACTTCGGAGGCCATCGCCGTGATGCAGCACGTAGGGCAGAGGTCACGAAAGATTTGAATCGTGCCTCTGTCCATTCACCACCATTACGTTTCTTATCTGTCACTTGGTACAGCTTCAAAGGCAACGTTGGTCATGTCCAGTACATCTCGTGGTTCAACTAAGATGTTCTGCACAATGCCACACACATCGTCAACGTCTAGCGCAACGAAGTAGTAGGTGTTCTCTGGTGTATCTTCCACCGCTACAACAAAGCCATTCTCAGCATCAGTGATTGTTAGTTTCATTCTAGTCCTTCCACATCAACCTTGTTGAATGTAATGTCTGCATCAAGCCTACTCATGGCATAGATGATATGTTCTTTGACAGTGTCGATGAGGTAGTCTTCGTTAGCATACTCAGCACCCAAGTCATCAACATCAATCTCAGCTTCAAACGTCACTGTTACTTTTGTCATGGTGTTCTCCTAAGTCAAAGGCTACAAGGTAGAGCAGGCAACAAATAGCGTGAGCCAGATGATGCTTACCAGTTTCTGGATCGTGTGTTTCACCACTGGCGTAAGCAGTGAAGTGACGAAAGCCTGCATCGATATAGCGACGACGAGCATCGGGCACCTTCTTCCAATTGTCTGGAGCATACTTCTTTGCACCATACGTCAACACTTCAACGACCTGTGTCAATGCTCTGAAGGGCAGCAAAGACCATTGCGGTTTACCGTTGTCGTACTTGACACCAGACTTCACTACGACTGGTTCATCGCTGACATTGATTAAGAAATCCCTAGACACCCACTTACTGTATTCAACACAACCAAAACACGCAGGGTTAGGTCCATCTAATACTTGACCAGCATTGAAGCAAGTCTTACAGTCTTTCATCAGCCTCATTGCACACCTCCCTCACACTTAGTGTCTTTAGTAAGCAACGCAGTACCACCATCACCAATGAGTACATCACCAGTGAGTTGTTCAGCCCTGTCACGAAGCAACTCAGTGAAGGCTTTGCTCTCTTCCATCAACGGAACAGCAGCAGCTAGGTAGCTGGCAACAGTGAGCAAGCTCTTCATGTGTTCTTCATCAAGCGTCACTGGTCCAGCAACACTCACCAACATCTGGAACGCACCGTCCCATTCAACACCATCTTCAATGATGGGTCGCAGCACTACAGCTACGTCATTCTTTTGGAGGGGGGAGTCCATGTTTGTCCTTCATGTCTACGTAAGAAAAGTAGATGGGCGTTCTCAACAACCCTATCTTCGTTACCATCATAAGCTTCAACACAACGCTGAAACATCTCTGTCTCATCTGCTGCATCTTCCAACATCTTCTTAGCCTTGACATTACCAATGCCACGAAGACCTATGATGTTATCAGCAGTATCACCTGTCAAGATTTGCATGTACAACCTGAGCAACCCTTCAGCTTCAGTGATGTAATAAGCTTCTCTCTTGATGAAGTTGTAATGCCATCCTGCCACTTGGTCTAAGTCTTTGTCCAACGAAACAATGACCCCATCGTCACCAAGCTTTGTAGCTTCAATGGCAATGGAGTCATCGGCTTCTTGACCAGCAGACATGTCAGCCTTCCACTCTTGCATCAGATGGTTACGCACCGCAGCCAAATGTTTAGGCTTTGCTTTGTCTGCTCTGTTGCCTTTGTAGGGGGCAGTGACAGCTACATCGTTTCTGAAGTTGCCCTTGCCAGTAAGGAACAACTTCCATTGATCGACATAGCCACATTTGTCTACACCACACATGAGAGTGTTGATGATGAGAGAGTCTACAGACCTGATAGCCTGTAGCTCATCCTCGTTCTCACATGCTGCCGCCGCCCTATACGCATATATATCGGCGTCGATGCAACAGATCATTTACAGCACGTCTTCGTCGTCAGCAGAGATGTTGCCGCCACCAGCAAAGACAATCAAGTCTGTGATGACCAGCTTAGCCAATGAAGGACTGACACCTTTCTTGTTCTTGTATGTCCATGCGTAGCTACCAATCATACAGATTGCTTTGCTACCGTTACCAACATCCTCAACGATTTCATCATTGTCAGTGTCGAAAGCCTTGATTGGTTTCTGACTCTTGCAGGTGATGTACTTACCCTGCTCAGGCTTCTTCTCAAGGTTCTCTTGCACAGAGATACCCATCTCTTCCAACGCAGCCACTGCTTTGTCAGACAAATTACACAGATCAACTGTGTATGCGTCTGCCATTTCGTTCTTACGATTCAGAAAAGCCCAGTTAACTGTAGCTTTGATTTTCAACTTGTCACTCATTTGAGTTTCCTTTTTAAATGCTGACCAATTCAATAGGGGTCAGCTTCCTATATACATCATTGTATCACCAGCTTTTCAGCAGCGTCAATGTAGTATTTGTAATCGACATCCTTCCAAGTGAAGTCGTTGATGTCGTTGCATGTCCACATACCATAACCATCACCAACACCTATGCGGCGTGGCTCAGCTTCTTCAGAGAGTGGTGGCATTATCTTGACAAGAGCACCACCAGCATTACAAGCATAGAACCTGCACATGTTTTGTTGCACTACCTCAGTGCCGTCATCCATCACCATCACAAGCTTACTACTACGTGGCACCTTCACCCTAAGCATAAAGTCATACTTGTTCTTGTGACCTTTGATGTATACGTCAAGAGGAATGCCATACAGCATAGCCGCTTCAGCCGCCATCGGTATAACCAAGCCGCCCTGATCTTGATGCCAGCCTAGCCCTTCATATTGATAGGCTCCCTTACGCTTCACCTTACCGTCAGTGTAGACAGCGATGTAATTATTCACATCACGAATAATCATCTTAGAGTAATGAGCATACTCAAGCTGCAGACCAACCTGTCTCTGCCATGCGTCACAGATGTTGATGTACTCGTCATGCTTGTCACGTGGCATCTTCACAGTGATACCGTCTGTGTTGACCTGCACAATAGTCAAGCCTTCAATGTCCATCAGCTTCTCAGCTAACAAGCACAGAGACAACTGACCATTGATAGTGATTGTCATCGTGTACTGAGGGTCATAGAAGGGGCTGTACTTGTTGTTGCTATCCCCATACACACCGTTCAATGCAAGCTTCAGCATGGCGTTCTCAGCGCTGCCCTTGGGGTAGCTCTTACGCTGCTCGTACACGTCTTGATAGATGTCACAGAACTTCTCAGACAAGTGCTCAGGATAGACACGATTGGCGATGGCAATGTTGGGGTACATAGATGCAACGTCAGCGTCAACAATCATGTACTTGTCATCTTCACTAACAATCTGTGACTCAACAGATCCGTGAATACCACCAGTGCCGAAGTCGAAACGAAAGCCATTGATGGTGACGTTCAAGTTGGTAGCAACTCTCCAGTTCTTCCAATAGCTGTATTGCTTCTCACCCTTTTTCTTAGCCTTCAACTCTTCCTCTGACACCCAACCCATTGGATGCAAAGCTTTGAAGCCAGCAACAACATCATCGCTTGGTTTGTTGAACCACTTTTGACGCTTCGTCACCATCTCAGCATAGGCTGCTAGGTCACCGAGGTCGCTCTCTTCAATGTCAGACAACGCACCCTTTGTTTCTGTCAAAGACTGTGCAGCAAACCATTCCAACACAAGCTGAAACTCAGGACGCTTGAAGTCGTAGTAGTTGAACAGACAATCTTTGATGTGAATGACTGGTCGCTTTGTCTGATTGATGTGACGTTCACCCTTCTTACCAATGCGATAGCAACTCTCAGGCATGTCTTCTTCAAGACGCATGATGAAGTAGTCTTTGCCAATCTTTGTATCGTTGTGGTTGAGGAAGTTGCGACCATACTTTGTAGACAACTCTTCACGGAATGTAATCTGCGACAAGCATTCTTTGTAGAACTGCAGCGTCATCTTCACATCGTGCATGTTGTATTTTAACAACACATCTATCTGGTCATCGGTCAGGTCAGAGTGAGGATCGTATGGTAGGTCAACGATGCTGTCAGCTTTCATGTTGAACTCAAGCGCCTTCAACGATGTAGCCCTTGCGGGGTTGTCGAAGTGCATGATCTTGAATAGATCCACCTGCTGCACATACTGTTGATTGTCACGGATGAGGTGACCAAACCTATCATCACTACCAATGATGCTCTGTGCTTTCTTGTACGCTCGTGTAGCCACAGCCTTACCCGACACAGTCACTGCCTTGTCTCGTACAGACAACAAGTCGTGCAGCACAGGGTAGTCAAAGCCTATGTTGTTGTACCCCACCATCCTGTGTTTCTTCTTCTTCAACTCGTCAAGGAAGCTGAACAATGCAGCAGCTTCGTTCTTTCTGGTGGAGCATTCAAACGCTACAGCATGTGACTCGTCAGCACTGATCGCTGAGAATGTGAACGCTGTCTTGTAAGTCTCTATGTCCCACAGGTAGTCCATCTTTCTTTTCCTTCTTTGGTTTGGGAAACAACTTATCTCTGTAGGCTCTCATCAGTGAAGCACTCACGTTCTGAATAGCATACGCTTCTATCTCGTTGCCGGGATTGTCTTCACCAATAAACCTGAAATGTTCTTGCACAACATGTACAGCTTCATGTACTAACAATGTTGCAACATCAATACCATCTGTATCAGGTGTGACAGGGATGCACACAACTGTAACCCTGTTACCCTTTGGTGTATTGAAGTAGTGGGTAGTCGCTAACGATTCATGAATCAGCCACCTATCCCACTCAGCTATCGGCACCTTCAAATATCTCAGTGTGCGATAGTAGTCTGCCTCAGTAGTGCAGACACATAAGTGATCACCTTCGATCAGGCAACGGCTCGTCCATGTCGTCATTGTCGTTGTCCTTTGTTTCTTCAGGTTTGTCTTTACCAAAGATGGCATCCCATCGGTTGGCCCATTCTTCATCAGCTACAGAACGTGGTCGCTGTGCGCTGCCCTTGCCTCCATCACTCATTGTCATAGTCCTCGCATTCGCAACCTCGACTGTCAAGGTAGTATTTGTTATCAATCAACTCAGCATAAAGCTTTGCCAGCTCTGTGTTGCCTGCGATGTAGGCTTCGCGTTCAAGTTCTTTGTAGGTTTTCATTTCAATCCTTCTTCAATAAACATTGGACTCATACCACGATAACTAAGGCGCTCAGCCGCTTCTCTTACATCTCGCCAATAGTCGTCGTAGTCTGCAACAATTACACGGCAACGGTATTCTGTGTGAAATTCGTGTCGTGTTTCTTTGGTAGCAATACTGGCGATCTTGTCAGCAATACTGTGTCGAATCTTGGATTGCACAGTATATGCAACCATCTGCGGGTCATGTGTTTGCATGTTAGATAATGACACACACATGTTCAATGTTTCTTTCATCACGCTCTCCTGTTGTTTAAGATTTGCAACAAGATGTTGACACTCTGCACCAACATCATCTGTTCCATTGGGTCAAGCTGTTGATAGCTCGGTGTGGGGTGGGGCCATCGCTTTCGTATGGCTTCCCAATAACGTTCTACGTCACTCATGTTTATCCTTTCATTTCTCTGAATGCATTCTAAGAACGGCCCTTGAAAAAGTCAACAACTGTTCAATGCTGGCTTGATTCTTCATGGTATTGGCGAGTGTCGATATGACTTGGATATTTCCTGCAACATACCCTAGCTCGGGCACGATCTTATCTAAGGACGGTGATGTCCATCCCGAAAAAGGTACAAGCTCGACATCCAAGTAAGGGCACTTCTCAGGAACAATTACATCTTTGTAAGTAATAGTGCAGGGTATTCCGTACTTCTTAGACCTAGCACGTGCGCTCTGCACTAAATACTTTTCAACGTTGTTACGTTTCCAGTCCTGCTGTTTTGATAAATCAGCTTCTGGATTCTCATGATATTTGTCATACCTCTGGTTCGACATTCTTGCTAGTACTTTGTCTTTATTATTTTCATAATACTCTTTGCTTTTCTGTAGCAAGTGTTCTCTGTTCTCCTCACGGTAAGTCTTACTTCTTACCTTTTGTCTCTTTGATATTTTATCTTTGTTCTTTTCGTAGTACTCTTTGTAATACGCAGCACGTTCTCTTTTCATACACTCTCCTTTGTTGAGTACTGAAGTTATAGCACACTACTGTTCAGTACTCAACATCAGATCATAGTACGTCTTGTTCAGGATCTTCAAAAGATTCAAACATTCTACCTGTCTCTTTGTTAAAGATGAGACGACAAGCTGGTCCGGTTTCGCCACTCCATCTGTTCTTTAACACACGAAGTTGTGTGGTGTTGCGTTCACGCAAGTCGTCAGCTTGACCGTTCCTTTCAGCACCAATAACAATATCACTCAACTGAGCAATAGCACCACTACCCCTAAGCTGGGACAAGCTTGTTGTTGCACCATCTTCGTGACCAGTACCTGTTGGCCTACGAAGGTGAGAGATCACAAACAAAGAGATGTTTGTTTCTTGTACAAGTGTACGAAGAAGTGTCATTACTTGGTCAATAGCTTTACGCTCATCGCCGTTTTCCTGTGAAGAAACAATCAACGACAAGTGATCAAGAGCAATGTACTTACAACCAAGACCCTTTGCCATGTATCGAACACGATTCACAATGTTTTCAATTGCACTCGATCCGAAGTGCTGAAAGAAGTACAAGCGATTAGACCCCATTGTCTCATCAAAAGCTTTGCGTCTTTCCTCCTCGCTGATTACTGTTTCGGGAAGGTGAAGAGGTGAGTCTGAAGCAAGGCTCATCATGGACAAAGCGGTTCTTTTCAGTGACTCTTCCATGAACATTAAACCCAAGTTATCTTCGGTGTTCTTCAATACATGAAACATAATCTCCCGAAGAATTTGACTTTTACCTAAGCCACTTCCTGCGGTGATCGTAACTAACTCACCTTTACGGATACCTCCACTCAACTTGTTCAACCCCTCCCACGGATATAAACAATCTGCCTTGGCTACTGGTTCGCTGACCATGTCCCATAAACTATTACCGTTAATCAAACCATCTGGTGTAAAGTTTTCGCTGGACCACCAACGACTTACAAACTGTGCCTCCTTACTTTCGGACAACCAATCGCAAGCATCTTTATAAGCAGAGTCAGGTTTAAAGATTTTACATTTAGCACCGAAGACTTCAGCGACTTCTCTTGCTGCTTTACGTCCCGGTTCATCTCCGTCAAAACAAATGATGATGTTTTCAAACGAGTCCAGATATTCGTATTGTGCTTTGCAATCTTTCAAGGCTGAGCCAGCACCGTTACGCACAGACACTACAGGCCACTTACTACCTGTCATCTGGAACGCAGCCAGTGCATCGAACTCACCTTCAGTGATGGTGATGTACTTGCCACCGGATGGGTAGAGGTTCTGCCCAAATAATGTACCTGTCGACCACTTACCTACAGTGGAGAACTTCTTATCCGCTACAGGTCTAACCTTGGCTGCAACAAGCTGACTGTCCTTGTCGTAGTAGGGGAAGTAGAAGTTGTTGCTCTCACGAACAACACCATACTTCTCCATCGTACTCTTGGTGATACGGCGCTCACTTACGGAGACAGAGTTGCCGTTGTTGAAAGCTTTGACAAAGCTCATGTCTGCAATTGGTTCAATCACTTTTGTTTCCTTGATGATGGTGATGTTTTCGGAAGAGGGTGTGTGTGTGCTACACACGAAGCAGTAGGTGGAGTGGTCGTCATTGATGCTTGCCCCATCGCTGGAGCCGCAGTGTTCACAACTAACGTGAGTGCGAATGAATGCCATCAACCTCTCGCTTTCAGCATAGCGTCTTCATCAAACGATGCTACCGTATCTTCAACAAGTTGTCTGAACTTAGCGCTGGTGGCATCTGCTTTTTTCCATTGACTGGAATACTCACTGTCGGCTTGTTGCCAATATGTTTGTCCGAGGTTGTATGCCATTCTAAGTGCTGCTCTAATTTCTTCACTGCTCATTTCATTTCCTTTAGTTAAGCTGAGAAGTAAACTACTCAGACTATTTCAATCATTTAATGTTAAGCCACAGACCAACCTGAGCAAACGCATAGCCTGTCCAGATCATACCGTTACTCAGTTCGCCTTTGGACCATTGAAGAACGCCGACGATGAGGTAGCCTATGCCTGTTGCGGCAACAATGGTCTGTTCAATATTCATTGTCATAGTTCCAGTTCTACAACTTGGTAGCCCCACGCCTGACACAATGGTTGCTGGTCAGCACAGGCTTCAGCTTCTTCTTCAGTTTCAAACTGTGCAATTTCTTCGTCGTCATTCATGATGGCGAGAATACCCTTACCTAAAGTATTTCGGGTAATCAAAATGTAGTTCATATCAACTCCAAAGGTTCTGAAAGTATTTACCGAACAACTCAAAGCCTCGTTGCTTACGTGCTTCATAAGCTTCCAAACCTTCTCTGTCACACTTAATCTGTGTCACCTGCACCATCAGGTCAGCCTCTTCATCCACTTCACTGTGGTCATAGAACTTGCTGTCACCATTACCGTTAGCATGCTCTGTCAACGCCCATATCATTTCATCAAGCACCCAATCCCAACGCTTGTGTAGGTTAGCATCAGTGTCCCATTCGTTTTCCTTTGGTGGTGCTGACGTGCTACGCAACTCTTCAGGTACGTCCTCATCATCCACCATACCTGAGCCATGCTTCGTCAGCTTGAGTTGTTGCAGCAGCGGTGCTGCAATGAGGGCGATGGTGTGATCTGCGTTGAAGCTATCCCACTCGTCCAAGAATACATCTTCCTGTCGAGAGCTACCATCGTCTTGATAGGGTCCAATAAAAACTTTCATTTCACACCTGCCTTGCTGTAAATATGCATGAGTCTTGAACGGATGATGGCATCTTCACGTTCCTTTGCTAGTCCGTAGATGGTGCCATGATTGATGTTGTCCTTACGCTTACGTGCCACCACTTCACTAGCCGACTGAGAACTTGTCTTGTCTGAGTTGGGCTTGGCTTTGAAGGCTGGGTCATCAGCAAAGATGGATGGTCGAGGGTGCTGCGCCCACAAGAACGGGCTTGATGGATGGCATGTGCAGGTCATGAAGACTCCTTTCCAATAAGGTAACCCAGTAATGCTGGAATTATTGTTGTCACTAAACCAGTGACGGGAAGCGACCAAGTATTCATAGACGAAGGTGCTGACATCTGACCAACCTTCATCATCAACATCGTAGCTATCGCTGTTGTATAGCAACTGAGTACCACAATCCAATAAGTCTTCATTGTCATTCTCCAAAGAAAGCAGACATTGTTACAGGGGCTACATCACGCAGCACAACCAGTGCATCCTGTGCAACCAATCGATGTTCCTTCTGTGTGGATGGGTCAAGTCGTGCTTGCAAGAATGTAATCCAGCTACGCACAGTACCCGTGACATATACCCTTGATGGTGTCAACCCTTCAGGCAACAGAGCACGTGCTTGTTCTTTGGCAATGCCTTTGTGTAAAGCTAAAGAATAAAGAACCTCAACCTCTTGTACAACCTTTCGTTGTGCATCTTGCCACCACTGGTTGAGCGATTCATCATCAGTCTCTAAAGAGTTCTGACGGTTCTTGTTGTCTTGCAATCGACACTCACGGCTGGCCCAATCACCAAGACTCGCAACGTCAGCATATCTTTGAGAGAATTCTTGGAAGCTAAAGCTTCTGTGTCGCAGGATTTGTCGGGCAATGTCGCGGGTGGTGGACACTTCAAGACAGACACTAGCCATTTCAAACACAGACCAGTGTGCATTCTTTGCACAATATTTAAGCAGCCCTGCCACGTTGGGGTTGTCTTGGTTGGCTGGGTTGCTGACACGGGCGCAATAGCCGATGTGTTTATCTGCGTCTGGTGTTGCCCAGATAAGTTTTACGCTGCTCATATCTTTCCTTAAAACATTGGTTGTAAATCTCTCATGTCCTGTGCCACTGCTGCACTCTTCAACGTGTGACGGACATAGGGTGTTAATGAAGACGGTGTCGCGTGGCCTGTCATACTCATGACGTTAGTCAACGGTACACCCGCCATCACTAGCTCAGTCACTGCTGTCCTACGCAGATCCATTAGCTGCAACTCATCAGGCAGTTGAGCCTGTTCCATTATAGCCCTGCCTGCCTTGGCTAGTCCTTGCAAACTGTACGGTTGATGCACACCATTAACAATGCGTGTCGTAGGGAAGACATACTGCTGCCAACCCAACTCAGCATGTTGTTGCTTGAGCATTTGTTGCAGGTCTTGAGGCAGCGGGATAGACACCCTTGCCCTTCGCTTGCTCTGTGTCAGCGACAACGTACCTGTCTCAACATCATAGCTGTCCCATGTCAGCAGACGCATGTCGCCCAAGCGCTGTGCTGCACAATAGGCTGTATAAATTAACAGTCCTAAGCTACGTGTCTCAAACTTGCTGAACGCTGCAGTCATAAAAGCTTTGATATGCTCACGCTCCCATGTCACACGCCTTGGTTTGCTTGTTTGTTTCTTCACAGCAGTGAATGGATTGAATGTGCAGAAGCCATTGCGGATAGCATAGCTAAACAACAAACGATAGACAGCCAGCACATGACTAGCTAGGCTAATACTGTGTGCAGCATGCAGGTCATAGATGCGCTGCATAGCTGGTGTTGTCAGGTCTTGTAGCCTGCTGGCATACAGCGTAGTGTGTGTTGCTTTGTCACCTGCCCAGCGTCTGAGATAGTAGACGTAGTCTTCCTTGCTCTTGCTCGACAGCTTGCTGTAGTCGATGGAGTTGATGTAGCTTTTGACTAAGTCAAGCACAGTCGACTTGGTGGTGAGGTGTTTCAGGTAGCGATGTTCCTTGCGCCAGTTGTCCAGCACATCGTTCTGTTCGTTGCAATAGTTGATGGCATCGACAAGGTTGGTGCCCAATGCTTTGCGCTTGACAACACCAGCTTCAACGGCATCAGCGGGTGGCGCATACTTGTAAGAGACAACACCGTTGCGGTCAACGGCTTGCATGTAACGTGCTAGTTTCATGTGTTGCCCCTTGCTCGGATGGCGGCTTCCAAGTCCACAGGTCCGCCGTGCAGGGCAACGAGGTCGATGCACTCCAATGCAAAGCGCTCACGCTCGGCAGCGATCTCGCGTTGCATATACTCGACGGTCACGGTGCCGTGCTGGGTCGGCTGGTTCTCGGGGTCGGTGAAGAGCTGCATCATTGCCCTGCGCTCGTCAGCACGGACAAGCTCGGCAAAGCGTTCAATTGCTTCATTGCCTACAACTGCAAACTCTTTGGGGCTTTTGTGGATGTGTATAGCTCCAGCCTCCCGCGCCAGTTCAATTACGGTCTTCATGTGTTCTTCTCCTTGAGTTTGGATTCTGCCCACTTTGCTCCCGCAAGAAAGTCTGCGGCCCAGTGTCCAGTTTCCTCATCCGTCAGCCCAACCCATGTGCGCTGTGCCGGTGGGGATGTGTACCTAAACAGTTCTGCAAACTCACGCAACATATATGTTCCATGAGAGCCGTCATCAAATCTGATTTCAGGTGACCCACCAGCGGTCAAATACGCAACCGTTCCAAGACTGTCGTCCTCTATGCAAATAACTTCATCACCAACCTTTGGCATACGCATCGCCACAGGCTCCTGCTGTGCTGGCTGCTCTGCCAGTGCTTCTCGCAGGGCGGTGATGGCTTTCTCTGCTGGTGCAGGAAGGCTCATGTAGTTGTGCTCGATGTACTCCAACGCCTCCAGCGCCAGCTTCATTGCTTCTTTGCTCATGTGTTCTCCTTGATGTTGTGGGCGGCTTCGATGGCTCGGGCAGGTCTCCATTGGTTGCCAATAGTAGTCGGTGTCAACGATGGCTGTGCCATCCTTGCTTTGTCTGATTGTCATTTGTCATTTGTCACCCATGTTGTAAAGCATAGTTGCTGTCGCCAACAACTTGTCATGCTGAACCAGTGCATCAATCCATCGCTTAGGTATGGTGTCGTAGCCATACAAACGACCAGCAATCATACCTGTCACAGCACCAACTGTATCAGCATCACCACCTTTGTTGACAGCATGGATGACAGCGTCTTCGAAGGACTCTGTTACACAGACAGACTGCCATGCCGATGCATAGCAACCCATCACTGTGCCGCTCTCTTCCTTGATGCCTTTGTCGAACAGGGCTTGATCACCAACGGTGACACCATCGAACAACTCAGCAGCCAGTGCAGCACTGTAGGCTACACACTTACCAGTGCCGTGAGTGATGAGGCCACCAGCAACAGACTCAGCAATCGCCATCGTCTTGTTGTTGTGGTTGAACAAAATGTGTGGAGCCATTCGCATGATGCCACCGTTACCATCTGTCATGAGGGAGCATGACCCACCATAGGGACGCTTATTAGATGATGCAGACAACGCTTCGGCTGTGGTGTTGCCAATGTCAAAGCAATAGGATCGAGTACCGAACGTACCACGGTTACGCCACTGCTTGAAATTCTGTGCAATGGCACCGGGTGCAAAGCGTTTGTATGACAGGTAGCTATCTGCGATAGCCATCGCCATAGCACCATCATCAGTCCACTCACCGGGGCTTGTCTCATGCACACCACCACCAACCATGTCCTTGAGTGGGTTGCCAGTGTTAGGCTCTGTGAATTCCAATGGTGCGCCGAGTGCGTCACCAATAAACAAACCCATGAACATACCGATAGCGTTGTCTTGATGCATGTAACATTTCCTGTGCTGTCTAACATGTGCAATGTTAGATGTGTTATTGATGTTGCATGTCTCTCCATGCTGTCACCGATTGTCTAAAGGTAGCCCCATAACGGTCAAGACCTTTAACATTTACGCTGTCACAAATTCATCAGCAATGTTCCACAGTTCTGTGTTGATACGCACAGCTTCCTTGATGGAGTTGACAGGCCGAGCCTTACGCATCACACCTTCGGGGCGCTGCTCAGTGATGGAGCGAATCATTGCATTGCCACGAATGACACCTTCCTGAATGCGGTTGAACACAGTGAAGGCATCGTAGCCTTCGTCACCGTTACGGCGTACATTCATCACGTCCTTCACTGTCTGTGCCACTGCATAAGCACCACGGGTTTGACCTGTGTAGTCATCCCAACGGGTAGCAACACCAGCAATAGCCATGTCATGTGCTTGACCAACAGACAGAGACACACCACGCATCTTATCAATGCGGCCCATCAGGTCAGGCAATGTAGCCACTGTGTTACGCAGCATCTCTTCAAAGCCTGTCAACGCTTTGCTGTGATAGATGCGAGACTGAAAGCCATCACCAGCTACGATGCCGTTGGAACAGATGAAACGGAACACACCAGCAAACAGCTTCACACTACCAGTACCATCGTGAGAGTTATACAGGATGATTTCAGGACGGATGTCACCAGCTTCCACGATGTCAGTGGTCTTGCTGAATGCCAGCATGTGAGCAGCGTGTTCTGTGCTGGCCTTGCGGCTACGCTTTTGTGCAGCCTGTGTTGGGAGGTAGCCAT